AACAAATAACAATCCTTATCACTTGTTAGGTATGCTTCAACGAGTGCTTGTACCTCTGTAGTAAGTTCATCATTACTATCTGAGAGTCTATGATTACTATGACCGAGATATACAAGTCCTCCTGTCAATATTGCAGCAGTAAAGTAACCTATGGTTACAGCATAATTTAGTTTAAATTTCATAATGCATTTAGTACTAAAGGTAAAAGTTGATGTTCACATTGTTGTACTGCTCTAGTGACAGTCTTAACATTATCACCAGGAAGAATTGGTACTTCCTGCTGTTTTATTATAGCACCTGAGTCAAGGTGTTCGTTAACAAAATGTACAGTACATCCTGTAGTCTCTTCACCTGCTTCGATTGCTTGTTCAATAGCATGAAGTCCTTTGTACTTAGGTAACAATGATGGATGTAAATTAATTATTCTACCAGGAAATGCATCACAGAATTTCTTGGTCATGACTCTCATCCATCCTGCCATAACAATTATATCAACATTGTATGCTTCAAATATTTTAATGATATCATCCTCATGCTTACTAGCAATACGAACAGAAGGAATGTTTAATCTATCTGCTCTCTTTGAAGCACCACAGTGCTTTTTATTATATACCATAAGCACGACTTGATGCTTAGGGCATGAATGAACTATGTTCTCGAAGTTAGTTCCCTCACCTGAACACATAACTCCTAGTCTCATTTTTTAAACACTCCAAATTTAGATAGTAACCACAGTGTAACTATTGTCCACCCTATAACATACCACATATTCATTTCTCCTTGCTCCTATTAATAAGAGTAATGAATTTGTCAGCAGCAAATGTGCCAGCGAGACAGACATCTATCTCATCACCATCTTTCCAGTTTTCAGTACCATCTTTCTTGGTGTGTGCTAATGCCTCAGTGAGGTCATCAATTATCTTTTGAGTGATTTTCATTTACATGTTCAACTTGTATTGGTTTGGTTAATAAATCTGCAAGCCTATGATATGCTATAGCAGTAAAGACTTGAGGAACTATGAAAGCAATCATTGCTACAACCCAAAAGATGTAGTAATAGTTTTCTTTGTTCTGTGTTCTCATTCTTGTATCTCATCTAAACGTAATGGTTGTGTATCAGTAGGAACCCATTGATTGTTTTCCCACTTATACCCTGTTCGACCAAGGTATTCTACTTCCTGTTCCCACTCGATGAGTGCTTCCTTAATAATATCTTTAAACCATTTTCTAATCATTGATAATAACCTGGATGATATTTTTCTTGCGAATTATCAGATTGACTCCAATCTTTATACTCTGGTTCTGGTTCACCAACTAAATGTTTGAAATGTTCAGTATCAAAATATGATGGTGGTAAAGGTTTAACATCATCATATGCTCCTGCTAATCTCCTCTTATGCTCACGTTCATCTAATACTTCATTGATAAGTATCTTCATCTCTTTAGCATAAGTCTCTGTGAATAACCTACGTGGTTTAATAGTAGCAGGTTTTAAATTATTTCGTTGTTCTTCTACTGGTGTCTTCTCCTTGTAATTAGGATCAAGGGGAAGTGTCATTCCTTGTGTATCAATTTTCATATATCTCTCCTATTTCCCAATGAGGGATTGTAGTATCTATAGTAACATCAGGAGGTACTATTAAACATAACCCGATACCAAGATTAAACACTCTCTTCATCTCTTCCTCTGGTATCTCACCAGCAAGTTGAATCTTCTTAAAGATTTCTGGTAGTGGCCAAGAATTATAATCAACTCTTGCTTCTAATCCATTTGGAATACATCTAGGAAGGTTACCTACAATACCACCACCTGTAATATGTGACATACCAAGAATAGGATATTCATCTAACAACTCTTGAACTATAGGAGCATAGATTGTAGTAGGAACAATTAACTCAGGTGTATCCTTATAGTATATCTTATGTCTCCATAACATATCATTGATCAAAGTATATCCATTGCTATGAATTCCACTACTTGCTAATCCTATTACCTTGTCACCAGGTTTAATAAGACTACCATCTATAATTTCATTCTTCTCTACTATACCAGTACAGAATCCAGCAATATCATATTCATTCTGCCTAAAATGTTCTGCTGTTTCTCCACCTAATAATTCTACTCCTGCTATCTCACATCCTTTAAGAATGCCCACCATAACATCAGCAACATTATTATCAATTGTTTTAGTGGAGATATAATCTAAAAAATATAATGGTTTAGCACCACTACAGATTACATCATTGACACACATAGCAACTAAGTCTTGTCCTATAGTTGTATAGTCATTAAAAACTCTTGCTATATTCATCTTAGTACCTACGCCATCAGCACCAGATACTAAAACAGGTTCCTCATAACCACGAGGAACCTCGAACATACCATTGAATCCTCCAATGGCAGGTGCTTTCTTTTTTAGGTCTTCAACAAAAGCATTACCTGCTTCTATATCCACACCAGATGTTTTATAATCCATCAGTCTCCTCTAATTTCTTTTTCCAAGCTTCGATCAAGAGTTGCAACTCTTTGATCCTAGCCTCTGCATTTTTAATTTTTTCTTCTAAAGGTTTCATGAGAATAATGCGTTAACAGATACTACTCTAGCGTTTGGGTTACGAGCAAGTGCAACTTGTCTTGCTTCATCGTAGTTACGTGCATGAACAACCTCCTTAAAGACTTGTCCTGCCACAAATAGTTTTACTTCACATTTCATAATTTAATAGGACTAACTCCTTCCTTGTTGCTTGATCTATATTATAGCATCCCACGCTCCTCATGGTGTAAGTGTGTGCAAATTCCCCAACTGTCCACTCCTTGAAACGATCCTTTACAATCTGAGATGAGTTGTAGGATACCATCATTGAAGAAGTAAAATTGTCACAATCGTTAGCAAACTGATCATGATCAAACTTCTTATGCATACCACCCTTCTGACCATAGAGATTGTCTTTAATATCATAGGGTGGATCAAGATAAATGAATACATCTTTCTCGTCTCCTAGAAGTTTTTCGTAGGAGGTATTTGTGATGGTCCAGTTCTCAATGAGTTCCGAATACTCTGAGAGTTTTTCAATTCCTCTAAAGGAGAAGTTGGATTCGGATGCTTGTGGAGAAAATGATGAACACTCAGTGAGACCACTGAAGCTACACTTATTAACGATATAAAAAGCGACGGCACGATCAAATTTAGATTTTTCTTGGTCATTTATTTCTTCTTTTGAATTATTAAAAAGTTCTCTAGCAGTATCTCTATCAGGATAATGATTCTTCTTAGAGAGTATAGCATCTTCGAGATCTTGTCCACTATGCTGTAGTTCACACCAAAAATTATATAATGGTTCATATAAATCATTAACCCATATCTTTATGTTAGGATATCTCTTTGTAATTTCTAATGCTACAGAACCACCACCTAAGAATGGTTCACGAAATTCCTTATACTGATTTAGATTTGGAAGAAACTGTAGTAGCTTTGCTACAGCTCTTGACTTACCACCAGGATACCTGAGTGGTGTCTTTAATGACTTTAGAGTTTTCATTAATAAAATTTAGGACGAGCCATTTCTACTTCAACTGCATCAAATATTCTGTTAAGAGATTCTGCGTAAGATCTATATCCAGATCCGACATATAACTGACCAGCAAATACTGATACAGTTGCAAGACCCCAGAACAAATAATAAAATCTAGACTTGACTTGATTTCTTAATTTTTCTTTTTTTAATTTTTTCATAATAGTCATAGTTATTCTTCTACTAAAGATATATCTTCAATGGCATCAGCAGTAACTTCATGTTCTCCTATACGATACCAATGATGATCCTGACATAAAATATCAGGATAATATCCAAGATATTCTACATCATCAGATTTGTTTTCTCTTAACCATGCCTGTAAACGGCAATGCATTAATTCTTCTTTACTAATTTTCATTTGAATTCACAACTCATCATAATTTCTGTAAGACATGCTAATAGATTAATCTCATGATCAGCAACAATAGTAGCATCTTTCATGTATCTTGCTATTATAAGAACTGCCTCTGGAATAGAAGCAGGTTTTAAAACAGTATATGTACTGTCATATATCTTACGGAATATAGTAGTGGGATCACTATCCATGTGCTGAACTACCCACCCTTTAACAGTCTTAAAATCTTTCCGCTTTAAAGCCGAAAGCAGACTATCAAAATTAATATCAGCAACGTCAGCAAGAATAGC